AGGCTTCAAAATTCCCTCGCCAATGTGTCTTTGTTGGCTCAACTAACCAAGATCAGTATCTTAAAGATGTAACAGGTAACAGGCGCTACTGGCCTGTGAAGTGTAATAAATTAAATATACCTGGCTTACGTGAGGTGCGAGATCAATTATGGGCTGAAGCTTTTCATCGATATAAGAATAAAGAGCCTTGGTGGGTTTTAACTAAAGAAAAACCTTTATTTGATGAACAGCAAGATGAACGATTTTCTGAGGATGTGTGGGAATCTAAAATTCGTAACTATCTTTACGATGCGGATCAGCAACATCAAAATTATTTTACCATGCATATGTTAATGGAGAATGGTTTGAAGTTTACAGATCAGCAGATGAAGCCACCTGAGCAAACGCGTGTTGGTTTTATTATGTCGAGAATTGGCTGGCGTAAGATTCGTAAGCGACTTAAAGAAAACCATAATAAGCCAACATGGGTATATGAACGGCCTGAAGATGAGCGAATTACTCTAAATAAAGGGAAAGATGATGATCTACCGTTATAGGGTAGAACAAACGGTAGAACACAAATGAGCCTTTAATATCAAGGGTTGTTCCACCGATCCAACTGTTCCTAGTGAAACTCTCACGTGTAGGGCAATACTACTACTGCTATTACATATAACCATAATGACAGTTAAGAGTATTTATATCTCTTGTGTATATAAAAAATAGTTAGAACAGTAGGAACGGTAGGAACAAGCCAATAGTAGCAAGGCTTTTTTGTGTTCCACCGTTTGTTCCACCGTTACTTAACGTAGGAACAAAGGCTATAAATTAAGGTAAGTAAGTAAAAATCAGTGAGTTACACGTGGAACACAAGTGTGAAACAAATAATAAAGCGGGGATTTAGTATGTCAGGTAAGGATGAAGTGATAGTGATAAACCATATCGATGATGTTCGTGCACTCTTAAAGACGTGGGCCGAGTGGCAGCGAATAGGAACAGGACAAAACATTGGCTATCCTAAATCATCAGCGTTTATACATGCTGATGAAGGAAGGGAAACAGGCACAGCCAATAACACCAACACTGTGGCTGAGAAAGTAGAACGTGCTATGTGTATATTAAAATCAATATCACCATTATTATTTCAATGCTTACTGTGTGATTACCTGTATGAACTTACGATAAGAGAAGCAGCTGACAAACTTAAGTGTAGTGAAAAGACTTACCGACTAAGAAGAAAAGAAGCTGAATATTTTATAGCAGGAAAGTTTGCATAAAGTACTTGACCTGGTACCAGCTATCCACTACATTTCATTTAACGTACAAAAAGTCTCTGGCAAACTCCAGTAGACTTCAGTAAACACCAGAACACATTCAAAGCCCAGCCAACCAGCTGGGCTTTTTTATTGCCTGAAGGAAACCAGACAGTATGACAGCCAAGCTTGAAGCAGCAGGAACGGTAGCAACAAAAGTATCGTATGCGGCTAGTGGTGGGATCACTTTCTTTGGTGCACTTACTGCGCAAGAATTCGCAGCACTGATTGGCGTTGTATTAGCGTTATTAACATTTGCCACTAATACATACATCAACTGGTATTGGCGCAAGAAGTCACACGACTTAGAAGTTGAAGAGCTACGACTGCGGTACTCAGTAGTACAGGACGATGATGAAGATGAAGGTCGACCAGGTTAAAAGGTACTCCCTAGACCTTTCTCCATTACGGGGCGAAGCATCGCGGAATTTTTGCAGATATTTACTGCTATAGGGGGTTCCGGTTCTAAAGGGTAGTGGAGCGGTAAATAAAAAACAATTATGGCAACACTTGAATCAATAGCTACTCATCTGGATATGACTGAACGCAACCTGCGTGATGTTTTAAAAAAAATAAATCTTAATCATCGTAAAACTTCGGTAACAGAAATCCGTGTTGGGTATATTCGACACTTGAGAAATCAAGCAGCTGGTCGTGGTGGCGATCATCAAAAAGAAGCTGCATTAGCAAAGATTCGAGAATCATCTGCTACTGCACAATTAAAAGAACTCGACTTTTACGAAAAAATAAAACTATTGGTTCCCGTTGAAGAGATAGAACCAATACTTGATAACTGGGCAGTGTTAGCCCGCTCTGAAATTAAAAACGCTGTGGACAAAATTATTGCAAACTTAGAAAGCAAACATGGCATTGAGATTGAACAAGGTTTAATTGATGAATCACTCGGCTCTGCCTTCACAGCTATTGGAAGCTACCCACGCAACATTTCGCAAGATGATGTTGAGAGTGGGGAAGAAGTGGGAGCCACCACGTAAGCGCCCAACACTTGATTGGTTGCGTGAAGAATATCATTTACCTTCAGAAGGGGCTGCTTTACCTGGTCCTTATAATCCGGATTATGTTCCATACTTATGGGGAATATTTTCTGCATTAGATGATTCGAAAACTCGTATTGTTGTGATGATGAAAGCCGCGCAAATTGGCTGGACGTTCGGGTTGATAGGTTGGATAGGAAAAAAAATAGATATTGAACCATGTCCTATGGTTATATTGTTTCCAAAGGATGGTGCTGCGCGTGAATTCTCAGATGAGAAATTCACGCCCGCCATAAAAGCTACACCGGCATTATCAAATAAAATTGACGTATCAACCAGTCGCAAATCAGGGAATCGGTCGTTATTCAAAAACTTTCCCGGTGGTTTTGCTAAGTTAGCCGGTTCAAACTCAATAAGTAATGTTCAGTCAACGCCTGCACGCATAGTCGTTGTTGAAGAACCTGATCAAACTTGTGATAACGTGAAAGATCAGGGTGATGCTATTCGCCTTGTTAAAGAAAGACAAAAACGTTTTCGAGATGGCTTACTGGTATTAGGCGGCACTCCTTCTGTTAAAGGTTTGTCTCGGGTTGAAGAACATATTGAGTTATCTGATCAGCGTGTTTTACCTATTGCTTGTAATGACTGCGGTGAAAAGCATGTTTTAGACTTTGAAAATGTTACATGGGTAACTTCTGAAGATAGTGTTACTCATCCAGTGTACGGTCATGCTAGACCAGATACATCAGTTTACGCATGCCCTCATTGCGGTTCTATTTGGGATGATTATCAACGTCAACAAAATATTATAAACACTGTTAAGCAAGCCGCTGCAGATGGTGACCCGCTTTATGGTTGGGTGCCAACGGTTGAAGTGTCTGGCGGCATTATTGGGTTTAAAGAATTAAACGAGTTGTATGTTTGCATACCAGGCACTTCGTTGGCTGATGTTGTGCGTGATTATCTTGAAGCGTTACATGATGCTGAGAAGGGTGATCAATCCGGATTAATTGTTTTTCAAAATTCAAAACTTGGCCGGCCTTACGAATATCAATCGAATGCACCTGAAGTTGATGAACTGGCAGACCGGGCAGAAGAGTATGAAGAACTAACTATTCCAGAAGGTGGGTTAGTTCTTACAGCTGGTGTCGACGTTCAGCATGACCGATTAGCAATCATCATTGATGCTTATGGCCGTGATGAAGAAAGCTGGACCATTTATTGCGGTGAAATAGCTGCAAAAACCAGTACTGTTGATATTAAAGACCCGGTATGGGATGAGCTTGATAAGTTGCTTTTTACTCCGCGTAAGCATGTGAAAGGCTTCACTCTTAATATGAGTGCAGTTTCGATTGATTCATCAGACGGTCAAACTTCTGATGCGGTTTATCATTATGTTCGAACACGCCAACGCCATGGTGTTATGGCTGTTAAAGGTTCATCTAATGATTATGGTAATCGAGAAATTTACAGTGCTCCGCGTAAGATAGATTTTAAAACGAAAACAAAAGCAAGTAAGTATGGTTTGCAGGTTTATATTGTTGGCACTTACAAAGCTAAAGATTTACTGATTGGTGATCATGGTCGCATCACACTACTTGGTAGTGGCGCAGGTCGAATGCATTGGTACCGTGATATACGTGCCGATTTTTATGAGCAGCTTACTTCTGAAATTAAAGCACCTCACAGAAGTGTTCGCGGCAAGATGGTTTGGCAGAAAAAATCAGGTGTTCGTAATGAATTTCTTGATTGCAAAAGTATGAGTTTGCATGCTGCTCGAAGCATTAAATTACATGCTCAGTCACCTGCTTGGTGGCAGA